CTTCTGAAGAGTGTATGCCGCCTGTCCGTTAACTACGGATATGCTGTCCAGCAGAACGGGTGCCTTGCTCCCCTGAGAAGACCCGATATAACCCATAATGATTTTCCTTGATTAGATTATTTACCCAGCAATCTCAGTCACTGTGATGCTAGAAATCCCACGTTCTATATAATTGTGGTCGCTATCGGCGACTGTACGATTGAGGTAAAAATCAGTGGTATAATGGTTTCTACAAGCAACTTTGTAGGTAATTTGTGATGTTGTTGACGGTGTATCAAAATAAACATACTTCACACCTTCAGGAGTTGAAGAACTGTTTGCGGCGTAATAGGTGATTGATGTACCCATATGAATACCTACATTTCGATTTCCTGCTGTAGCAGAACCTAATTTTGTGCTGTCTCTGAGAAAAAACCAGCAGGAATCAGTTTGAGAATCATTATTACCCCACTCACCCTGAACAAATGCCTCAACCTTAATAATGCTTGATGTAGAAGTGGGCGTAATGTTGACCGTTAAGTCTGTCAGTGTCGCATCCGTATTCGCTGTGAAAGAAACAGTATTTTGACTGGTGAATTGCGAGTGTTGAACTTGAATGATGCTCCCGCTGGGTAGACCAGATGAGGCAACACCGCCATTGGTTATTCTTGAAAGTGCCATTATGCGATTCTCACTATAGATAGAAATGTACAACGTGCAGTGCCAGAATCTGTGGGACTAACATTAGTGTTTAGTTCAACATCATCACTTACTGTCCAGTTAGCACTGGTCGCACAGTCTGCATACGCTTGCATGTCAATTTTGGTTGTTGCGGTTGTGGATTTATAGATAAAACTGCCACTTAAAGCGAATGAACCGATTTCATCGCCCGCATTATTCTGAACATGCGCACCGTTACCGATAATCGGGGTAAAAGTTGAACCGTCTGTTGCAACTCTTATTTGTGCTGCCGCATCTTTTATAGTTTCCGTTGCGATACTCACTGACTTTATGCCGATACTAAAACTTATTAGATAGACACCATCACTACTGCCCAAAAGATACGCGTCATTTGCACTATCAAAGTTTGACGCAGTGTCATACTTGACTGTGCCACTACCTCCAAAATCCACAGTAACCGTACTTTGTGATGAATTACCGGATTGGGCAGTTGTTAAATCAACGTGGAAGTATTCTTTGCCAGTAGGTTTGAAATCACCCGTGGTTGTCACATCTCCGGTGAATGTGCCTGTGGTCGCTTGCAGTGGTGCGTCAGAGGGATGAGTGACTGTCTGAACTGCTTTGCCTTGGTACACAACATAGAAGTCATCTGTGCTTGCTACGTTGCCAGTCATCGTCAAGGTATTACCAGACACGTTGTAAGCAACTGACGGTTCCTGCCGCACATTGTTTACAAAGACTTCGATCTCACGTTCGTTAGCAACACTATGCGTCAGTGTGTATGTGGTGCCGCCAGTGCCAGTGATTGTCTGCTTGTCAAACGAGGTAAAGGCAGTCTGGACTGTGTTTCCTATGTGTCCCATCTGCTACCCCTATGAACTGATTTCTTCAACGATAGAACAATGAACATCCATTGATGATGCTGTGTCTGACTGCACCCACAGTCTGTCTGAGTCTGTGACAACAATCTTTGAGCCGCCATCGATTAGCTCAAGGCTACTTCCAGCTGGTATAGGTGCGTTGACGATCAACGAAATGTCGTCTGTACCATTGTTGATGTAGGCGGATGCCATGATCATGTTGCTAGTTACGTTAGCCAGCCGGATACTGATGATCGTGTGGTATCCAGTTGGAAAGTTACTAGCGACAGGTATGTCAGCCGCAGAAACGCCCACGGCATTGAGGTGATATCTTCTAAAGTTTTGTGCCATCGTTGTTTCCTATTAAAGTGCAATCGCCATTGCTGTCGCAAAGCCTTTAGTCGCAAAGGTGCTTGTGTCTGTCACAACTGCGTTCCAGTTGGTTCCGTCATAAACCTTCATTACTGAGTCAGTGGTGTTGAAATAGAGATCGCCTGAGTGCAATCCGTCTCCGTCGTTATCGGTACTTGGATCTGAAGACTTTGCCCCAAGATACACGTCATCGAATGAGTCGAACCTAGCGGCGGCTTGTTCAGCGTAGTAGCGCGCAGAGTACAAACCACCACTGACTGTTGTGTAGACATCAAATGATGATCCGCCACCCAAGGCCCATTGCTTGGCTGAACCGTTTAGTGATGTGAGTGTGCCAGCAGCGTAGTTCTTAGCTGAATACTCAGTACCATCTACAGTAGTAGGCGACACAGCCCAGTCTTTAGCTGGACCTGCGCCAGCTGTTGTTGTGACGCCAGTGCCACCAATAGCCCATGCCTTCGCACTATACTCAGTGCTATCAACAATGCCAGTAGTCTGTGACGCCCATTGCTCGGCTAGTGTTTCACTGTTTGAGGCATTGGTTTCACTTGTTGCGGCGTTAGTTGCACTTGTGGCGGCGTTAGTTTCTGAAGTTGCAGCTGCTGTTTCGCTAGCTGCAGCGGCTGTTTCGCTGGCTGACGCGTTAGTTTCACTAGTTGCAGCATTAGTTGCACTAGTGGCAGCGTTAGTCTCGCTAGTCGCTGCATTAGTCGCGCTTGTAGCAGCATTAGTTTCTGAAGTTGCAGCATTGGTTTCTGAAGTTGCAGCGTTTGTCTCGCTGTTTGCTGCGTTTGTCTCACTAGTAGCGGCATTGGTCTCACTAGTTGCCGCGTTTGTCTCACTAGTTGCAGCGTTAGTTGCGCTAGTTGCAGCATTAGTTTCTGAAGTAGCAGCGTTGGTTGCGCTATTAGCAGCGGCAGAAGCACTTGCTGCGGCATTGTTGACTGACGTAACAACTGAAGCTGCACTTGAAGCTGCGGCGTTTGCGTTTGAAGCAGCTGTCGACGCACTAGCAGCTGCTGCAGCAGCGTTAGCTGCACTGTCTGTCACATAGTCTTCAAGCAGCGCAACAGAAGACGAAATTTGAACAGGATCGGTACCTATTGTTTGGAATACAGAACTTTTTGACATAACGCTTCACCTAATTCAAAAGATCGCTTTGGTATGTAAAGGAAGGCTGCACTGAAGCATCAGCGGTTGCTGCGTCAGTTGCGTCAGCCAATGCTGCTACGTCCATATAAATTTTGTTATAAACGTCTTCAAATTGTGCTTTGCGAGAATCATTAAAATAATCTGCAGCATACAAAACTGCGCCATAAACAACTAAATCTGGGCAAGACAACGACAAGACATTGGTGTCTGTGTTGTTTACAAGCGTAGTGTCGTCAGCGGCGTACACGACATAAAATTCGTGACCTGTTTCAGGTTTTGGCATTAGCTCAAACGTATTTTTTACACGTGTGTAATAACGCGGCTTGCCAGCAGCTGAATGATTTTTGGAATATTCTAGAAATTTACGAAGAGGTATTCGCTCTAAAATTCTGTCGTCATCATAAATATAAATTAATTCTAAAAAGTCTGCAGGTAAGCTGTAGACACCTGTAGTGCTATTAAAAATTGTTGATATTGTTGTACCAGTAATAACTGTTTGTACTTTTTCTAATGATGGCAACCGAAGTGTTCTTAGCAATCTGCGCTGAGCTAAGTTTACAAACGAAGCTGCAAGTGCGTCGGTACAATCATTACGATTAATCAAGTCAATCACATCTTGTTTTAGCTCAGCAAAAGTTGCCATATTAAATCCTCTTAGTTGTCGTTAAAAAGTGGTCCATGTCGTTATTTTTTAACCACTTGATGATGTCTTTAATTGGCGACTTATAAACGTCTATGCCTTCTTTCATCATTTGCTCGACAATGACTACAGGGATCGACGCCATTTTGAGCATCTCGCCACTGTCTGTATAACCACCAGCGTCGCGCTGATCTTGCAGCGACTGCATAAATTCATTTGTAATTTTTTGTGTGCGCGTTCGGTAAAGACCGTCAGCGTCTTGCATGACACCTAGATCGGCATCAATTAATCTATCGATTGGATTCATCATTGTGTCTCCTTGAAATGCAGGTGCCCTCGGCAAGGAGAGCTAAATCCGAGGACACCCACATTAAACAGTTAGGTGATAGCTGTGATCAGACCTGATGCCTTGTAGTTAGCATGCTTAAGTCCGTATTCTGTCACCATCATGTGCATATCTGCGTCGCCTGTCTTCGCAAGTAGTTCGCGAGTCATTGGGCGCAGTTCACAGATTTTCCAGTTTGCTGGGTCGTACATGAATGCAACGTCAGTCTTCATAAAGCGGTTCATTACAACGCGTTGCTCACCGTAAGGCGAAATGTAAACGTCTACGACGTTCATCAGTGTGCGACCACCGTTGACAAAGTGCTCTTGACGAGCGTTACCTGAGCCAACTGCTGAACGGGTAAAGCCAGCGATAACTGTTGAGTCAGCAGGCTTAATCATCAAGATTGAGACTTCTGAACCTTCGTCATACAGCTTATCGCCAAGATTAAGGATCATTTGTTCAGACAAAGCAGCAGAGCCACCAGCTTCTTGAACAGCAGAGTTAATAACAGCATTTGAACCGGCGTCGTCGCCATGAATGTTTGCTGTTAGACGTGCAGTTGAAGATGAGCCTGCGGCAGCATCGTTACCGTTTGTTGAACGATCACCAACCAAGTTAAATTCGATGTCGCGCTTAAATTCAGCAGCTTTTTTCGAAAGTTGGTAAGCGGTCTCTTGCGCACGTCCGTATGCGTCAATCGCATCAGCCGTTGCTGAGATTTTAATGGTCTTTGACTGGATCTGCGTATAGTTCGAACGCATGACAGTTGGTGTCAAGGTAAGATCTGTAGCAGTAAAGCCTTCAACCTCTGCATTTTCTGCAGTTGCGGAAAGTGAGTCTTCTTGCCACTGAAACAGTGTGTTTTTTACAGACTCTTTGCCAATAGACGACAGAAAAGGTGTCGTTGTTGGCGAGATATTTGAGATGATATCAGAAATGTCTTCTTTGATACCAATCTGGTTGTACGTGGTATATGTAGCCATTGATTCCTCTTATAGGGCTAAAGATTAGTCACTAGCAGACCAACGCGCTAAAAATGCATCCCGAGCCGCGTCTGTGGTTCCAGACTTTGCTAGTGCGTCCATTGTTTGTTGTTTGACGCGCTTGTTTTGACTTACGGGTTTTGTTGCACCAGATCTAAGTACTCTTTGAGGAGCTTTTGCACGTTTTTTTACGGCAACTTTTTTGCCTTGATCGTACTTCATAGCTTTCAACACCAGTTTGATTGCGGCAGGATCTACAAGCTGATCGATGTCATCTTGGCTAATGCCTTGGCTAACACCGTATTTCCGGATTTTGTTGTAAAGATCTTCTGACCAGTCTGGTATTTCTTGCTTCAAAGTTTCAATAGCTTCGGCTGCTCGCTGTTTCAGTTCCTGCTGACGCGAGGCTTGGACTATTTCTAAGTACTTGTCTGACTCTTGATTAAGAAACTGATAATCGTCGTACGCTTGTTGTGCTTCTTTTCGAAGCTGCGCAAAATCATCAGGCTCCATTTGGCGCGAAGCTAACAGCATATCAATTTCTGCGTATGGCTTTAGCTTTTCTTCAGCTTTTTCCAACAGCGTTTTTAATATGACTGCATTTTTTTGTACTTCGCTATCAAGATTTTTGCGTAGTTCTGCAACTTGTTGCGATTTTTTTGTAAGCGACTTTTCTTGACCGTATAATCGTTTCAAGTCTTTAACAGATACTTCGTATTCGTCTTCACCAACTTTGATTTTAGTAATCAGATCATCTGAAGCCACTTGTGGCTCATAATCATCATCTTCATACTCTTCGTCATCGTATTCTGGTTCGACGTCATCGAGGTCTATTTCTTCACTTTCGACAACTTCATAGTCTTCAGCGTCGTCTGTATCTTCGCTTACTTCTTCTACAGACTCTGCTTCGCTTTCTTCTGCGTGTTCTGATGTCTCCTCTTTTGGAGAGTCTTCCCAACGCTTCATAAAAGCATTAATTGCGGTGTCCACTGATGGACCTTCAGGGTTCTCGGAGACGCTAGTTTCAGTAGTCTCGGACATTTATTACTCCTTTGCCTCAAGGATTTGATTTTTCATCATCACCTTTTGGTTCAATGTGTTTACAATTTCTTGCATTGCCCGCGCAGAATGATATGCGACTTCGCGCTCGTCTTTCTGTAGCGGATCAGTTGAGAAAAAAAGGCTTACATATTGATCGAGTAAGCCGTTGACGGTTTTAGTAAACGCGTCACTTCCGAGCAGCACCTCTGCTTGAGTACCCTGCTCAATAATTTCTTGGTCTTCCATAGTCTCTCCTTGACCAAATTAACATTTCCAGCGGCGCCTTGCTGCTTTGCCGCGTTCACCTGTCCAGCCTTTTGATCTGGCACAAAATGACTTCCGGCGCTTTGCAGCAGCGCTACCTTTTTTAACTTTTCCTGTTACTGGTGGTTTAAGGTTTCCGCCTGTTGCACGGTTGTACTTGGCTCGACCTTTGGCTGTTAGCCCAGCACCTTTTGACGCAGGTAGTTTTTCACCTCGGCCGACAGACAGCCGAGGCTCTTTCTTTTTACTTGGCATGATGCAACCTATGAATTTGGACTTACGATTGCAGTGCGTTCAGTTGCAGGTGTGGCTTTAGCAAGCTCAAGCTCTTTGTAGCCAATGTCTGCGCGTACTTCTGAATCAAAGTCTTTGCGTTCTTCAGCGCTGTACTGAGTAGAAACATTAACTTCAACTTTGGCACGCTCAAGCTCCATACGCTCTTGTTCCATTTGCGCTTTAAGTTGCAGTTCTTGTTCTTGCAGCGCTACCTTGCGCTCCTCAAGTTCCATTTGTTTCATCTGCACTTGCATTGCAAGTTCTTGTGCAGGATCAGGCTGAGGCGGAGGCACTTGTTCAGGTGGCGTTAAATATGTGTCGACATCCTTAATACCAGCATTGAGCATTGCCTGGCGAACCATGGCATATTTATTTTGCGTTGTGTAAAACGGCTGAATGCCTGGATCTTGAGATAACATTGCATGAAGCGTTTGGAATTTTTGTGCTTCGCGTTCTGTTTCGCCGTAACCAAGTTTAAATGAAACTTCTACGTCTTTTCTTTCAGCCCAGTCTTTTGGGTTGATTTGGACGTAGTTGCCAGCAACATCGATAATCTTTTGATAGTCTTCGTTTTCTATTGCCAGTCGATATACTTCGACAAACAAAGGTTTTAAGAAACCATTTGCAAAGTTTCTGGCAATAATTTTTGACCGTTGCTGTGACAAGCTAACAAGATTTTCGACCATTGCAGCAGAGTTTTGTTTGCTGACTGCGTCTTTATTTAAACCTTGTGAAAGCTTAGATATTCCAGATGTGTTTTCGCTGTCCTCTTCAAGCTGCACTATTGTCTGGAAAATAAATGGGTTCAGCTGATTTTGTAGCAGCGGTTGAACACCATCAGGGCGTGTCACATTTACGATACCACCAAGACGATTATCTAAGAGCTCACGCGGATTAGTAAGCGCGCCTTTTTGTACTAAATATCTTGGATTAGTAGTCACAGACGCATGATCTAAAATAGACCGCATAAGTGCTGTCCGCGCATTTTGTGTAGGCATTAACTTGTATGCAAAGTTTTCACCATGAAACGCGTGCGGAACTGGAACAGGTGTAAAGACGATAAATGGTCTGCGATCAACTTCTTCAACATCAAGCAATGTGTTGCCTGCTGTGATTGTCTTGTAAAGTCGAGCTTCACCATCGCCTTCCATATCAGCTTCAACA